GTCTGGGTCTCTTTCGGGAGTGGTTGGATGACCAAGGCCGGCGTGGGTGAATCGGTCAACGTTCTGCCTCAGTTCACGGCCCCAGCCTTCACTGGCGGCCCTATTGATATCGGTGTGGAGATCGCGGCGGGTAATGCGACGTTCAGCAACTACGCCATTTTTGCTGGCAACCCGGTGAGCTACACCACGGGCGAGACATATCAATTCCAGACGACGGATTTCACTGTCCAAGGCAATGCAGGAGCCGACCTGTCGTTCGTCAATGGTTCGGGCCAGAGTGGCAACGGGATCATCTCAGCGGCGGGTGGCGTCTATTGGGCTGGGATCACCGGGGCCTTCCAGATCCCGACAGGGACCACCTTCACATGAGAACCCGGAGGTAGCATCCGACCATGAGCGTGTCACTCCTCACCGCCCGCACCGAGGTCCGGTCCCTCCTCGACGAGCCGAACCCCCAGTTCTGGTCCAACGCCGAGATCAACTCCTGGCTCAACCAGGGCTGCCAGGACATCGCTCGCCAGGCTCAATCGCTGTGGATGGAGACGGTGATCCCCGCCGTCCCGCTCCAGCAGCTCTACGCCCTGCCGAGTGACTTCTTGGGCATCCACCGGATCGAGTACGTCATCGGCAACTCGGACCAGACCTACACCCTCGACTACCGGGGCATCAAGACGATGGACGAGGTGTGGGGCATCTTGCACCAACTCCCCGCCGCTTTCCCCCAAGCCTTCTGGCTGTGGAACGACACGGGCCTCGCGGGCGGCCAGCCCTATTTCGGGTGCTACCCGGTGGTGGCCGACAACGGGCAGTTCAACGTCTGGTACTACCGCGATGCCATCCCGGCGACGGCTGACACTGCACTCATCGACGTCACTCCTTCGTATGAGGACATCACCTATGAGTACGCGGTGTTCAAGGCCAAGCGCAAGGACCGTGACCCGACGTGGCAGGAGGCCAAGGCCATCTACGACGGGCAGTTGATGGCGATGTTCAACAAGACGTCCCGCTTCACCGACCAGGGCGACCAGTTCACCTCGGGCGTGCCGAACTGGCCGCTTTACTTGTACGCCGACACGAATAGCTGGTACTGACATGGCGAACACTGGAGCAGGGCTTGGATCCAACCCGGCTACGGCTGCCCAAAAGGCGGCGCCTGGGGGATTGGCCGGTATCGCCAGCAGTGCCCTTGCGAGTTCCAACCCGCAATACGAAACCTACGGGGCGCTGCTCAGTCAAGCCCTGCCTCAGATTACGGCTTACCAGACACAAGCGGCCTCGGCAGCACAACAGGGGGCAGTTGCCGGCCAGTTGACGGGTGTCCAAGAGCAGGAGGCCCAGTCCCAAGGTCAGTACAGTGCTGCCAACGCTCTCCTTGGTCAGCAAGGACTCGGTCTCCAGTCCGAGGCTCTCGGCGCTCAAGCTCAGACGGCGGCAGCACAACAGGGCATCGAACAGTCGGAGTACGGCGTTCAGTCGGGTCAGTACCCCGAGCAGTTGCAACAGGCCGCCCTCCAGAACGCCAACGCCGTGCAAAGTGCTCGAGATGCCGCCGCGGTGGGGGGCACCCTCAACACGACCGGCTATGGGCGTCAGCAGGGCACTCAGGCCGCTCAGTACGCCTGGCAGCAGGCCGACATCTATCGCCAGCAGCAGTTGGCCCAGTTGGCCCAGCAGGGCCAGCAAGTCGGCTATGGGGGCCAACAGGAGCAGATTGCCAACCAGATGCAGCAGCTCGGCATCCAAGGCAAGCAACAGGGTCTAACGGCCCAGCAGGCCCAGGACCAGATGAACTTCGGTCTCCAACAACTGGGCTACCAAGGTCAGGATGCAGCGTTGCAGTACGCGCAGCAGGTGGCCACAGCCCAGGGTGGAGCGGCTGCGACCTTGGCCGGCGTCGGTGCGCAGGCGGGATTGATCGGTGGAATGGGCCCAGGGGTCAACATGGGAGGGAAGTAAATGGCGCCCATAGACCTCAATCAGATTCGCCAGCAGTTGAACATGCCCAACCTCACGGATGCCGCGATCCGTGACGTCCTCAAGTCCAAGGGCATCACGACCCAAGAAGCTGCCCAGGAGTGGGCACAGAAGAACGCCGCACCGGCCCAACAAGGATTCTTCGGCAAAGGCTTTGGCGCGCTGGAGCAGCATTGGAACAAGTCCGAGAAGCCCATCACGGGGTTCGTTGATTGGTTGACAAACTCGATGCGACAGACGGACCCGACAGCGAAGAAGCCCGCTGCGGCTGCTGCGACAAGTCCCGGTGGGTTAACTCCTCAAGAGATCCAAGCGCAAGAGGTGGCCAACAGCCCGTGGACTCAAGCGGGCAATGCCCTCGCCGGTTCGTTCACGAATGCGGCGAATCAGTACAGCAGCCTCACCAGTGGCCAGGCTCTCCCAGGAATCGACCAGAGCGTCATCGCCAATGCAGAGGCGTTGAGTGGGACGCCGAGCACGTCGAACGCTGGATCGTGGCTGTCAGCGCAGTCGGCCGCGGCCCAGGCCGCCGCCGCTCCCGTGTCCGCGGCTATGCAGCAGACACAGAACGCATACACCGTGGGCGAAAACGCTTTCAGCCAGGCTTTGAGTCAACAGGGCCAGGCGAACGCGCTGGCCGTCGAGACTGCTCCCATGTCCGCTTGGCAGCAGGCTTTGGCGAGCCACGTCACATCAACCGTGGCTTACACCGGACAAGTGCCGGGGAGCGCCGCTCCTGTGTTCAAGGAGTACCCACTCTTGTCGCAGGAATACTCAGCTGCGGGCATCCCCGTGTCCTTTTCCAATCAAGGGAGTGCGTCAGGGATTCCCATTGGTGCCGCACTACCCAACACTACGGGTACGGTCGTTCAGCCGACCACGATCGCAGCGCCGGGTACGAATCCATCGCCAGCGGCATAGCGCATGGCTGATCGTACCGCCTACGAGACGTTCAATCGGGACTGGCAACAGACCGTCGCATGGGCGCAGACCCAAGGGATCGGCCCCAGTTCTTACCTGCCGGTCTACCAACTCGATCTCCAGCGGATCTCCACGGGTGGCAGTGGCTACGCGATGGGCCGCGCCGAGCGGAACAACGCGATCATCGCCGCTCACAACCCGAATCAGGTTACGCCGGTCCCGAGCGACAATCCTTCCCCTACCCACATCTGGTCGAACGCGGCAAGCGACGTCGGCAAGATCGCCACTGGTCTCATCGGGATCTTCACCGGCAGCTTCGAGAAGCAGATCTGGCACTCGGCCGAGGCCACAGTCCGCGGGGTGGAAGATCCGGCCTCTCTCGAAGGTCACAGTCTCGGCGGCACTATCGGCAACTGGTTGAACAACACTCTGTTGTCGTTCGTTCCCGGTGCGGCGGATCTGGGGACGCTGTTCCAACAGGGGCCGATCAAGGGGCTCGACGCCCTGGCATCACATCCCGTGTTGTCGTTGCTCGACATCATGCCCGATATCGGCGGCGAAGAGAGCGCCATCGCCCGTATTGCCGGCCGTATGAGCCCCGAACTCCAAGAGTCGATAGGTCGGCTGCGGGTGCCGATGTTGGCCTCGGGCCTCAAGGCTGGAGGCAAGTATCTCGGTGATGTGAGCATTGGTGGGAAGGCTGGATCGAATATCTACGGGCAGTGGAAGGATAAGTTGTCGGTCTCCGATCGGATCCAGGGATTGTTGGCCAAGTCCCCCGGTGTTGGACCAATGTTCTCCAAACTCGGTAGTGATTCGGCCGTGTTGGCCTCGATGGGTGCCGATGAGTGGAACTTCCTCATGGGGCCTGTGTCCAAGGATCTTGAAACTCTCGCCGAGAAGGACCCCGAAGGTGTGGCATTGCTCAAGAAGGCGATATCGATGAAGGACCTGACCAAAGGTGATTCCATCGACCGATTGATGAAAGATTCGGCGGTGTCGCCAGCCGTCAAGGCCGCAGCCCAGGCGTGGCTGGACGGGCCAGGGCGTTTCGCTGTTTCGGAAGCTGCCTTCCGCGGTGGTGTTCTCCCGTACTACGACCTGTCTGGGAACATCTCCATGCACTCGGCTGTCGGACCGGCTGCTGTGGGATTCCGTTCGGAACAGGCAGCACTCGTCAGCGCCCGAGATCAGGCTTTGGCGGGTATCGGAAAGTTGGAGCCCAATGCTGACAGGCTGGCGGAACTCGACTCCATTGGCCAAAAGCTGACCGAGCGTTGGTCGGCTGGAGTGAAGGCTGCCCGTCAGGGCGTGGAACAACGGCCCGAGTTCCAAACCACTCTCGAAGCGACCAGCCCATTGCGCAGGGACGCCCAGCTTCGGGCCGTGATAGGTGAAGGCGGGTTGGTCGATGACTTCAATCGGGCAATCAGCGCAGACCACCCCGATCCGGCCACGGTGGAATACCTAGCTGGCGAGATGATGCAGCGACTGTCGTCGTGGGGTGTGCGATCGGTGAACGGGATGAAGGTCCCAGAACTCCTCGAGCTCTACAAGACGGCAAACGCTTGGAAGTTGTGGGCCAAGTATTACAACAAGGAGCAGACCAGTCTGGACCGGGCGATCGAAGGCGATGCGAAAGCCCAGAAGTACCATGCAGCCCAGGCCCGAGAGGATCACAAGGCAAGGATTGAGCAGGTCAATCATCGCCACCAGGTCGAACTGGCGAACTTGGAGCAGACGCACCAGCGGGCCAATGCCGAGTTGGGAACGCGTCTCGCCTCATTCATCACCGAGCATCGGCGGTCCACCTTGGCCCAAATCAAGGACATGCGGAAGCAAGCGTCGATTGCGGCTCAGGACATGACACCGGCTCAAGCGACGGCCCTACAAGCGGAACTGGCCGTTCGTGAGAAAAGGCTCATGGACAGCCTCAGTTACCAGATCCGTGAATCTCGTAAGGGTATGAAGGGCAATATCGAAACGAGTGATCTCAAGAACAAGCTCGACCAGGCGAACATGAAGGCCAAGCACAAGGATGAGCGCGCGGCCCTGGCCCGAGCCATTGAGAAAGACCGGCGGGGCTATAGCGATCTGACCGATCAGGTTGGTCAGTGGGCCAGCGCGGTCAAGAAGTACCACCGTTACCTCTACGACCACCCGGCTGACCAGTACCGCGATGCCTTCCAAGAGATTTGGAAGCGCAAACTGATGAAGCTCGAGGAGACCACCACGATCAAGGTGGCGACCGAGAAGTTCTTGTCCAAGCAGGAGAAGGACGCCAAGACCAAGGCCGAGATCGACAAGATCCGAAACGATCCCGGCTACCTGGCCGAGTACACCGCCATCAACTGGGGCTCGATCATGAGGCAGCCTGATCTCACGCCCGAGTTGCGGGCTACGGCCGAGACTGAGATGGAGAAGTACGCGAACGACTCGCGCCAGACGATCAATCAGATGGTGGCTCAGGGCTTCAAGATCCCGTACATCCCGTCCGCCACCGTGTTCTCCGACGAGCTCGGTCCTGGGTCCATCAACGCTGTCTTGAATCACGGGATCAAGCGACCGGATATCGACAAGGCCAAGACCTGGATGCAGTTCACCCCGACCAAGGATGACTTTGCTGTCGGCATGAACAAGGGCGTCGTTCAAGAACTCGACCGTCAGGCCAAGATCCATCTGTTCGAGGAGACCTTGGCTCCAATGACCCTGACTCGGGACCAACTCTCCGAATACATCCATCTTCACGGGGACCCTGTACAGAAGGCCAAGATGGAATCCCTCACTGCTAAAGGTTCCCTCGTTGCCTTGAGCGAGGAGTTCGGATGGCGTCAGTTCCCCGTCGATTCCTATATGGGGACGCGACTCCCTCGCTGGGGAGATCAGGAAATCTTCTTGCCTAAAGAGGTTGCCCGTGCTCTCGACAAGATGGACAAGAAGCAAACGGACTGGTTGTTGACCAAGGGCACCAAGTTGTTCCGGTACTCGATCCTTGGTTTGTCCCCCCGCTACGACGCTCACATCGTCTTTGGCGGTGCCTTGATGTTGGCTCTGCGTTCTACTCCTTACATTCTGAGTCCTGACATCGTTGGGCGAGCATGGGAGGCAGTGAGAAATGGGTCGTTGCCTTCGGGCTTGGGTCACCCGGCAGAGGAGGGATATGAGGCCCCGGCCGGCGTACTGGACCGGGTGACCCAGGCAAGCCTCGACGAGTTCCACCACGCGTCGGGTCGGGATCTGGTGAACCTTGAAGTCGGGGAGCACATCGAGAAAGTCCAAGGGGTCAGTCGATACGCGGCCAAGCCCATCCATGCGTTACGCGCCCTGGCTGAACTGAACCTCCGATTTACCCGGCACATCCGAGAGATGCAGTATTCGATGGCCTACTTCGACGCCATCGGCAAGTGGGAACGCGAGCACGGGGGATCTCAGCCCATCATTGACCCCGACACCGGGCGGGAGATCCGAGTCACGCCCGAGCGGGCGATGAAGGAAGGGATGCACCACGTCCAGCAGGTGTACGGGAACTTGGCGGCCATGAGTCCCTTCGAGCAGCAGGTGGCTCGGACAGTCATGCCCTTCTATGGGTGGCAGAAGCACGTCATCGGCTACATCCTGTCGTTCCCCTTCGATCATCCGATGCGGGCCCTGATCCTCTCCCAGATGGCCTACCAGGCGTCCAATGACGTCCCGAAGTCCTGGCCCATCCGGATCCAGTTCCTCCACTTCCTCGGCGCTCCAGATTCGAGTGGCAACATCAAGGCCATCGACCTCCGTTCTCTGGACCCGTTCCGAGATGTGGCCAACTACATGAGCCTGACCGGGTTGTTCGAATCTTTGAATCCGGCCCTGGCCGCGCCTCTGACGATGGCGTTCGGTTCCCAGGCGGTTTACGGGGAGTCCAGTCTGTATCCAGGTATGAGCTACAACGCCTTCTACGGGATCAACACGGCCAACGCTGGGGGCAACATCCTGACCGCGGCCGAGGCGTATGTCCCCCAGATCGGGGCCATGCAGAGTGCCCTGGCCCTGGCCACCAACGCCCGGAGTGAGTGGAAAACCGATCCCTCGGCGGCGGCCAAGACCCTGCTCGAGCAGCTCAACATCCCCTTCTTGACTCCAGACGTGAACCTCAAGCAACAGTCCGCCAGGAGCGAGGCTGCTCGCTACGAGCAGGCGTACAACGCATCCAAGTCGGCGTTCTCCTCGGGCGACTTCTCACAGCTCCAGGGCTACCCGACCATTCCGAACCCGCTGAACCCCGCATACACCATGACGCCGGCCGAGCTCGAGGCTCTCTACAACCAGCAGCAGAAGGTCTACCCAGGGATCTCGCCTGCAGAGACGGCGTTGCCTCCACCCACGCCTTACGGCTGGTGAGTGTGTACGGTATGCAGTTATGGGAACAGAAGCACAACGCAGACGGTATTCATTCAAGGATGTCCCGGGCCCTACGGTCCCTCTCAGCTTCCGGGTGGCCGCGTCGGCGGCTCTCTTGCTCGATGATCGGATAGCACGCCTGCCCGACATCAACAACCGGACCGAGGCCCTCCAAGACGCTCTGGTGACTTGGTTGATGATCGAGGAATGGAAGGAGTCGAGCAACGGTGCCCCGGTGGCCTGACGAGCCGGTCCCAACGGGTCGCCTCGACGAGCCCAGGTTCGTCCGAAACGGCTTCGACCCGACCACGGTGCTTCGACCACGGCCGCCCCATACGGCGTCCCCCTGGGCCCGTCACATAGAGCTCGCCCGGCAGAATCCCGCCCGGTGGAATCCCACCACCCAGGAGTACGACGGCGGTTGGATGCTGGTCTCGGAGATCAAGAAGGGTGGACCCCGGGCCCGTCAGAGGGCCATCAAGAACGACAAGAGCTACATCATGCGCTATGTCGAGAGGTACTGGCCCCTCGAACGGTGGCAGACCCGGATCCTCACCGTGCCCGAGACGTGGTGTGACAAGCAGCTCTACATCCGCTTCCTGGGCACTTGGACGCCCGAGGAGGCGGAACTCGAGCGTAAGCAGCGGTCGGAGGTCTACCGGGTCAACCAGGCCAAGGCGGCCGAGAACAGGCGCAAGCGGGCTCAGGCCGCCCGGGAGAAGGCCGCCCGGGAGGAGCTCGAGGCCCGGGTCAAGATCCGTGGCAGGAGGCGGCCAGGGCGCTAGATTCACAACCATGGCTCAATTCTCAGCCCAGCTCTCAGTCACGACGGCCACGCCGCTGCGTCTGTGGCAGACCTCAACGGGCGTGTCACCGGACCCCGAGACGACTCTGGCTGGCAGTGCCACGCCGCAGATATTCCGGGCCGGGACCGTGAATGATCCGGTGCCCATCCTGATTGAGAACACCGATGGCACGAACCCGATCTTCGTCGGTCCGGTGGGCGTGACCTCCTCCACGGGCCTCAAGATTCCCGCCGGCGGGTCGATCACCCGCAACGTGGTCGGCAACGATTCGGAGTACGCCATCGCCACGGGTGGCACGGTGGTGACCGCCGTAGAGGTGGGTAGGCAGTAGTGCCGATTGGCGGCGAGGTTGTCGGACCGGGTATCTCGGGCACGGCGGCCAGCGGCGGCGGTTCGGGCACCGTCACCACTGTCTCGGTCGTCAGTACCAATGGCTTTGCTGGCACGGTCGCCACGGCTACCACGACGCCCGCTATCACGCTCACGACCACGATCACCGGGGTACTCAAGGGAAACGGCACCGCCATCTCGGCTGCGACTGCTGGCACCGATTACTCGGCTGGCACCTCTGCCCTAGCCACGGGCATCCTCAAGTCGACTACAAGCACGGGAGCCCTCACTATCGCTGTCGCTGGTACGGATTATGGCGTACCGATGGTGGCGACCGCGGTATCAACGACAGGCAATAGTGCGGCATCCACCTTTGAACTGGTCACGACCGCGGCGTCGACCATCACTCGGACGTTGCCCGCACCGGCAGCCAATGTCATCATCGGATTCAAGAAGATCGACTCGGGCGCGGGCACCGTGGTCATAACTCAACACGCCGCCGAAACCATTGACGGCGCGACCACTTTCACGATCTCATCGCAGTGGTCCTCTATTTCACTCATCTCTGACGGAACGAACTGGTTTGTCTTCTGATGGCCTACACCAAGAACACTGCCGACATCATCAACCTCATCTTGCAGGGTTCGACCAACGTCGAGTCGATCATCCGGGCCAACTCGCTCGACCAGATGACGGCTCCAGCGGCCAATCTGTCGATGAACTCAAAGCGTTTGACCACAATGGCCGCGGGTATTGTTTCGACTGACGCACCGGACCTGTCCCAGCTTGCCGGTATCCAACTCCCCTACGTCATCTCGGGTTGCATCTGGACGTGGGACAACGGAGCGAACCCGCTTACCTGCTCGATGACCGCGGGAACGGTCAACATCAAGGGCATCCAACTCACGGTCGCCGCGGTCACATCCCGTGCTTTCACCGCATCAGATGACACCTACGTCGACTTTGCCGACAACGGGGACGGAACGGCCAACATCACCTACACGGCAGTGACCAACCTGACGACCAGCCCCGCGCTCGCCAACTCGGGCACTGCACTCAACACACTGCGTAATGCTGTCATCTCGGCCGGTGCTTCGTCGGTGGCGGCCAACGGCATCTGCCAGGGGTCAATAGCGTCAACCTCGAACGTCAATCCTGCTTCGTTACTCAGCACGACCATTGCCGCGGGCTCGACCACACAAACTATTGGGACGAATCCCCTCAACCTGGCTGCGGTCACCCATGCTCCGACCGGTGGCGGTTACATCGTCTGGACCGCGGCTGGCAACGGCGAGCAGGCGATCTTGTCCTACACGGGTGTCTCGGGAAGTACCTTGACCGGGACAACGGTTCTCGCCGGTCGGGCTGCGGCTACGTATACGACCGGTGACACGGTCAAGGGAACATGGCCTGTCGGAGTTACCGACACCATCGGCAACCGCATCTTCCGCACGAATCCCTTAGGTGGTGTCTCGGGTTCGGGCACGACGGTTAACGCCTTTACCAATACATCCACGACGGGCAATACTTTCGTGCTCGGTGCTTCATTTTCATCAAGTGCTGGGTGGGGTTTGTACACACCGTTCCTGATCCCTGCCGGTGGGGGACGCCAGATCCGCGTGTCATTGCTCGCTCCTTACTTAGCGTCCTCGGCGGTGGCGGGCACGGAAATACCGGTCAACTGTTGGCTCGATGGTTCGACCTCGATCGCCACGGCCGATCCTACCGTCAGTGTGACGAGCGACGGAGTCAGTCTGAATCTCGTCGGCTTTTCGGGGCTGCTCGCCCCAGGATTGCATACTTTCGGGGTGACCATTTCTCAGGCCGCGGCAGGGACGATGACACTGAGTCTCTTGTTCGCGACGACGTATCTCATCGTCGAACTGGTATGACCCACAGAAATGGCGAATCATTGTGATCCCACCCCAGTCAATGAGTTTGCGGTACCACAAGTCCCCGGTGGGGCGACACTCAATCTGCCGGGTGGTTCCAAGCGGGGCATTGTCGTCCTTGTCTCAGGTCTCGGAACCAAAGCACTTACGGCCTATCCGCCGCCGCTGATTAATAGTCCTTCCACCTATCCAGACGGCCTGCTCCCCGTGGGTATGCTCGACTTTTCCAATCAACTCGTTGCCGATGGTTGGGCAACCGTCTTACCACCCTTACCGGGTTATCTGTACCAGAGCACTCAGGCGGTTGGCCTACAAGTTGCATTTGCTTACGATAGCGGCAGCGGATATATGACGACAAATCTCAAATGGTGGGATCATGTGGTCGACTATGTTCAAGCCAATGTCAGTGCGTCCTGTCCTATCGTGGTCTTTGGCATCTCGCTCGGCGGCTTGGTTGCACTGCAAGTTGCTACGAACCGCACATCGAGCATCGCCGCCTATGCCTCACACGTCGCGGCCATCAAGTCATGGACCATCAACCCGGGTATCCTTGATGTCGGGCCGGGTGGTTTCTTCGGCACAGCGGACGCGTCGACGACGGTCACAGCGGGATCGTCGGGGGTCTCTCTGCCCATTTCCGGTGGTGTGCTCGACGTCGTCTCGACCACTGGCTTTGGGACCGGTACAGAACCGGCACACAATCTCGTCATCGTGCGGGGCACGGGTGGTTGGCAGATCATCACCTATACCGGCACGACCCCGACGAGCTTCACGGGCTGCACGGGTGGTAATACATCCAACGGCACTCTGGAGACAGGGGACGTGGTGCAGCACTCGAAGAACACCAGCGCCGCGGATATTCGCTTCGATGCACTCAACGCTCTGGGTCCCGGCCAACAGGGTTCGACACCGCCCGGATGGATCGGTGTCGAAACGGGTGACACCTTCCTCGGCTACTCGGACCAAACCGTGCTTGCGAATGAGGCCATAGCTGCGTCCCAGCCCGTCACGCTCTATACGGTCAATGGCGGGGAACACGAATTCTCAGCTACCGATGTCACGGCCATTATGTCGTGGATTACCGGCACCGTTGATCCGCTCTGTCCAGCGGTGTATTAAGGACCGCTGATGAAAAAGACCATCTATCTGCTCAACATCGACAACTACGCGCCCGAGTTGACCGCCATCACCTATCCCTATATCGAGCGGTATGCGGATCGGCTGGGCGCGGACGTCCACGTCATCAAGACGCGCAAGTTCTATGAGTGGCACGTCACCTACGAGAAGCTCCAGATCCACGAACTGGCCCGCGAACGTGGCGACGACTGGGCCATCTACATCGACTCCGACGCCCTGCTCCACCCTGAGCTGCCCGACATCACCGAACTGCTCCCACCTGACACCGTGGCGCACAACGGCAGGGACTTCGCCCCGATCCGCTGGACGTCCGACGACTATTTCCGGCGTGATGGCCGCCACATCGGGTCGTGCAACTGGTTCACCGTGGCGTCGTCGTGGTGCCTCGACCTGTGGCGCCCGCTCGACGACATGAGCCCCGACGAGGTGACGGCGCGGATCCACCTAACGCACAGCGAGTCGAAGTTCCTCAAGCCCGAGCACCTCTGCGACGACTTCACGCTGAGTCGGAACATCGCCCGGTTCGGGCTCAAGTTCACGACGTTTGCGGATCTGTGGCGTGCGGCTGGGCTGACGCCGGATTTCTTCTACCATGAGTATCTGACCGACATCGAAACCAAGATCGTCAACATGAAGGCCACGATGGAACGCTGGGGCTTGACGTGACCATCGGCCGCATCGTCGACGTCAGTTCTGACCAGCACCCCAATGGCGCACCGATCGACTGGGTCACGGCCAAAAACAACGGAGTCACAACTGCGCTGGTCAAGGCCACGCAGGGCACCAACTATTTGAACCCGTGGTTTCATCTCGACGTGGCCGGCGCCGAGGCGGCCGACATCGACGTGCTGGCTTACCACTTCTGCGACTTCGGCGATGCGCTCGCCGAGGCGTCCTGGTTTATGACCAACGCCACGACCATCGCCGCGGTGGGTGATTTCGAGACCTCGAGCGACGTGGCCTGGATGCGCAACTTCCTCCAGGCCCTCGGGCGGCCGGCGGACACCTGCGTCGGCTACGGCTCGCAGTCCACCTTCGTCAGCGTCTACCAGCAGATCCCGGCCCTGCCCTGGGTGGCTGCCTACGGGCAGCTCTACCCCGGCTGGGGCGTCATGTGGCAGTTCACCGACGCCGCCCAGATCCCGGGTATCCCTGCCGCGGTTGACGAGTCGAGTTGGCACGGGTCGCAAATCCAATACGACGTCCTGTTCGGGGTCTACGATCCAACACCAGTTGAGGAGGACGATATGCAGGATTACTACGTCACCGACAAAGCCGGCACCGGGTTCGTGGTGGCTGCTGACCTGTCATCCAAGACGGGGATCGTGGACGGAGCCGATGCGGGCACCCTGATCGCCACCGGCCAATACAAGGTCATCACGCTCTCGGACGCCCAGATCAACGCCATTCCGAACGCATGACGGCCCTCCTGGGCAATCTGGGCATCCAGCACCTGATCGCCGGCCTGGGCATTATCGGCGCGGTGTCGGGCCTAGCCGCGGTCGGGACGATCACCGGCACCGAGGCCATCAGCATCATCGGCCCCGTGGGCGGGCTCCTCCTCGGGGGCACGCTGGCCACGAGTGCAGCCGCTCAGGGTGCAAGTGCAGCCCTGGCCACGCCGACGCCACCGGCACCACCGAATCCACCTGTTGCGTGATCCCTTGTTCGCTGTGGATGTCGTGACCATCCTTGCGGCGACTATCCCGCTCGCCATCGCCATCATCGGCGGCGGTCTGGCTATGGCGTGGCGTCTGGGCGGGCTCGAGCGATCGGTGAAGGATCTGGCCGAGGATGTCAAGGAACTCAAGGACAAGGTCCGCTAATCTCGGTCCTGGAGTCATTGCTCTGTTCCCAACAACAAGCATGATTCGCAACTGACCTCGGGCGCTCTGTTCCCTAACCGAGTGAGCCTGGGGTCGGTTCGCGTCTAGCCCCGATTTGTCAGCGCCTTGTCACAGCCCCCGCGTACACTGGTGGAGGGAATAGGGCAAGGAGGCCGCGTGGAACTAACTCTTGAGCAGCGCATCGCTCGTCTTGAGCGTGCTGTTCGCCCTCATCAGGCAGAAATGCGGCTTGACGCGCCAGCGGGAGTTGTTTCCCCAGGTGAAAAATGTCAGCTATGTGGGTGGGGTGTCTACAACGAGAGGCATGTGCAATGAGCATCGAGATATTGGCGGATCTGGACGAGTTGGAAGGATCCGCCGATCCTGAGTACCAGGCACTACGCAAGGTCGGACTCGGCGGATCCGACGCTGGTGCCATCTGTGGTTTGTCGAGATTCCGCACCCCTTACCAGGTATGGGCCGAAAAGGTCAACCCATCTGCCACCGGACACATCGAGTCTGAGGTGATGCGGTGGGGCAAGTTGCTTGAGGCTCCTATCCGAACTGAGTTTCAAGAGCGCACGGGCATTGAGGTCCACCCATTCCCGAAAATGATTCGGAACTCTGATCACCCGTGGATGTTGGCCAGCGTCGATGGACTAACAGGACCGTCCAACAAGCTCACGGGCGTGTTTGAGGCCAAGACGACCCGCTATCCCGACCATTGGAAGAAGGACGACGACGGTGTCGTCCAGGTCCCGTTTGAGTACGTCGTCCAGGGAATGCACTATCTGGCCGTGCTCGGACTTGAGCACCTGCACTTCGCCTGCCTGATCGGCGGTCAGGAGCTCCGCATCGCCGAGGTCGAACGCAACGAGACCCTGATCGGCGATCTCATCGAGATCGAGTATGCGTTCTGGCAGCGGGTCATCGACCGCGAGCCGCCCGAAGTCGGGGCGGCCGACGTCGGCACGCTCAAGGCCCGGTGGCAGCCCGAGGCGGGCAAGACGATCGAGCTGGTCCCGACATTCGGGGCTGCGCTCAAGGCCCGGGCCAAGCACAAGGCTGGGATAAAGCAGCTCGAGCACGCCATCGACCAGATCGACGCCGAGGTCATGGCGGCGATGGGGGACGCCGAGGAGGCCACGGTCAACGGTCGGATCGTCGCCACCTGGAAGTCCACCAGTCGCACCACGATCGACACCAAGGCGCTCAAGGTGGCACACCCTGAGATCTTGGCCGAGTTCAGCAACACGACCGTCAGCAGGCGGTTCCTCCCGAAGGAGATCACAACAGAATGACAACGACCGACACGACCAGCCTCGCCGAGATCCTGTCAGCCAAGAAGGCCGACCTGAACGGCCAACCCGAACCCGATGTCATCGAAGCCGACATCGTGACGGGAGAGATCGTGCCGGTGTCCGCGGCGGTTTCGCCAACTAGTGAGCCTGGGGGATCGCCCTCCCTCGCTCCCGCCGCGGCGCCGGCACCTGTCGATGTGGATTATTCGTTCACACCGGCCAAGGTGCTCGGTGCGATCCCGTTCGCTGAGGGCTATTGGCGTATGGCACGTCGCGTTGCTCCGACTGAGTTCGTCCCAAAGGATTTCCGGGGCAATCCCACGGCCATTGTGGCCGCCTTCATGCGGGGCTATGAGATGGGGTTCCCCCCGATGCAATCTCTTGCCTCATTCAATGTGATCGAGGGCAAGGTGGGGCTGACTGCGGAGGCCATGCGGGCACTCATCATGGAGGCCGGGCATCGGTTCATCCTCTCCGAGGAGCCTGGCGTGGCTTACGTCACCTGTCGGCGTTCAGACTGGCCCGAGTCCATCCCTGACGCCGTCTACCGCTACGACTTGGAGGACGCCAAGATCGCCGGCCTTCTGCGTCCGTCAAAATCGGGCAGGGCGACAGGCTGGGACAAGAATCCCCGCGCCATGCTGTCTGCCAGGGCTACTAGTGGTGCCGCCCGTGCTTACTTCGCCGACGTGCTCGCCGGCATGAGCTACACGCCCGAGGAGATCAAGGATTTCTCGCCCGAACAGGAGGTAACGCCATCCCCGCCCACGACCCCGCCACCTGTGGATTCTGCGCCGTCAACCGCAATTTCTACTCCACCATCGAGTTCGAAGTCGACGCCAGTGGATCCCTCAAGCAGCGATCCACCAAAGAGGCCCCGTGGGCGCCCCAGGAAGGCGACGACGCCCCCCAAGGATGCACCTGGCCTGTCTGCGTCGGAGACCTCGACTACTGCCCCCGAGCCCGTTCTGACGACTGTCCCAAGCACGCCGCCAGAACTCATCAGCCTGAATGACCCAAAAGTCCTTGCTGGCGATTCCCCCGGGACTGTGACTGTCCAGGGATCGGTCGCCGGCCCTACGTCTGCCGGTGAGATCGGCGTCACCCGCGAAATGCTCAAGACTCTGACCCAGATCATCAAGGGCCTGCCCACGGCGCAACAGGTGCCGTGTCGGGGCTTCATCCGCCAGCATTTCCCCGAGGGATCCGACGATCTGAGCCCCGCTGACGTGCAGAAGTGCATCGACATCGCGGCGGGTTGGCCGGATTCTGAGGCCCAGCATCCGGTTCCGGTGACTAACGAGCCTCTGCCGTTTTGATGGCACGCCAATACATGACCGATGGGCAGGAGCAGAGCGGTGAGTGACCACCAATGCAGCACTGAGTGCGCCGACAATCCCGATTGCCCAGTGATCTTGCGGTACGACCGGGACGCTGCCCTGCTCCAAGCAGAGCGTTACCGAGAGGCGCTGGAAGCGGCAGCGAGAGAGCTGGGCGTTCCCACGGACGGGTATCCGGCTCCGGTAGCAAATGCCTGGAGAATCATTATGCGTGCGCTCGCCGCCCGCCAAGCCCTACAGGAGCAGAGAGCGGTGAGTGAAACGGAACTAGACGCCCGAAGGATACTGGCACGCCATCAGCGGGATGCCGCCGTGTACGGATTCGGGCATTGTCGCTATTGCGGGGAGGTCTGGCCTTGTTCCTCCTCACCCCGCCAAGCCCTACAGGAGCAGAGCGTCTAGTGACTGTCATGAATCTGCCGTGGTGGGCACTGGCCATTCTCATCTCGACATATGGCCTAGGTGCGTTTCTGCTGGGACTCGCCCTGGGAGAGCGGCCATTGAGACGGCGCTACCTGCGACGGCCAAAGTGATGACCAAGAAGCTCCAGAAGCTCGCAGACGCCATTGAGACAGAATGGGTCAAGCACCCCCGTCCCACGCCCACCGAGAGGCGTTTACAGGCGTATACGGAGACTCAGGTGTTGCTCCGAGAAC